TCCACCATTTGTAGCCATATATGGTGATTGAGCAACCCACACAGGCATACCAAGTATAGAACCTGCATTACCTGTTCTACCAAAATCAGCACCTAATGCAGCACCTTGTGTACCTTGTGCAAATTCTGTTAGAGCATTTAAACTAGCATACATCGCTGGTGATAATACTAAATTCCAACCTTCAGTAGTTCCAGTTTCTTTTAGTATTTTAGCCATCAATGATGTTAAGTTAGCTTGTGATAGTGTGCTTCCTGTTGTTTGAATGTGCATAGATGTATCAGCATCAGCACCAACAGCACCTGTTGCACTTGCAAGTAATCCTTGTAAGTTATTAGCAACTTGGTAATGTAAGAAGTTATCAAAACCTCTAGCAACTGCATAACCTAATTGTTTAGCATATATGCTCATTAAATCATAATTAGATTGTACATTCACAATATCAGGTATGTATGCCGAAGCAACATTATACTGGTCTAAAGTTAATGTTGTTTCATCTGATGTCATACTTCCACCAGAATCTGTATCAGTAGCAATTTCACTACCTTGTGTAAAAGCCGATAAAGCAGGTACACCAATGTGTGGTAAGTGAATTTTGTCGCCTTGATTAGCAACATCAGGAGATATGTCAATCGCAACATTTTTCATCATAATTTTTTGTTGAAAAACATCTAAGATTGCTTCTCCCCATACTTCAGGGATAAACTGGTCAGCAATATTTGGTGTAACTGCACCTGTACCACCT